GGATGTGCCTGAGGAGGAGGAGGAGTGCCGCCAGCACCTGAAGAGTAAGGAGCTTGGCGAGGCGCGTGTTGCCCACGCAAAGATGATGAAGGGGAACCTAGGGACTGTCAAAAACATCTTTGGCATGTCCAGGAAGGCCGAGCTGCCAGGGAAGGCGGCCGGCTAGGACGGGCTGCGGATCATAGCTCACTGCCAGCGCGAGGTCAACTTACAGGACATCAGACTTCGCGGGTGTGTGAGCAGAGCAGGGCCGCAGCCCTGCGCCACCAAACGAGCAACCAGTAGACTTGTTTCGGAGGTGGCCGGATGGGAGGGATGCATTGTTACGCACTCGGACTGTGTGTGCAATGAGATGCGGGCCTTACACCACAGGCACCAAAAGGATGCCCCCGTGCCCAGCGCGGAGGGTGTGTGTCGATTGAGGCGAACTATCAACAGGCTGTTCACCGAGGGAGTGGAGGAGCGCGTTATCCCGAAACCACGGGAGCGTGTGCTCGACCACTACAACGGTAGGCAGCTCGCCGAATTCACGCGCGCACTTCGCTCACTTAGGGAGCGTCCTGTTGTTGCCAGGGATGCAGAGGTCAAGATGTTCTTGAAGGACGACAAGTATGTGCCGGAGTATGCTCGAATAAAAGCTCCGAGGTGCATCCAGTATAGGGACAAGAGGTATTGTCTTGAGTTGGCCCGGTATTTGCAGTTAATAGAGGGTAGGGTGTATGGAGCGTGCGATGCCTTTGGGCACCGCCTTATTGCCAAGGGGCGGAACCACCATCAGCGTGGGGCCGACATCTTGGCTAAGTCGGGTGAATTCGCAGACCCCTACTACCTACTTTTGGATGCTAGCAATTTTGACGCGCATGTTTCTGGTGAGCTCTTGAAGCTTGAACACAGGGTGTACAAGAGCCTAACCAAGAAATCGGCGCGCCAGAGACTAAGGTGGCTGCTGAAATTGCAGCTTGTCAACAGAGGGCGGACCAAGAATGGAACAACTTACACAACGCCAGGCACGAGAATGTCGGGCGATATGAACACCGGACTCGGAAATTCGATACTCATGGCGGGCATGCTTGAGACCTTTTTGGAGGACTCAGGCGTGAGAGGCGCCGTGTATGTGGATGGAGATGATTCGGTAGTCGTAATAGATCGGATAGATGTGTGCAAGTTGTTGCCTGTGAAGGAGTACTTCCTGTCGTTTGGAATGGAGATGAAGTTCGAAGCTACGAGCGAACTTTCCAAGGTTGATTTCTGCCAGTGTCGGCCTCTGTGGGTTGATGGTAGTCTGGTGATGTCGCGCGACCCATCCCGGGTCCTTGTGCGACCTCTCTGGACTACCCGAACCATGGGGTCCAGGCTTGCGGGGCGATACTTAAGAGGATTGGGCTTGGGTGAGATAGCCGTGGGATGGGGTCAGCCCCTGGCCGCGGCGTTGGGCAAACAACTGTATAGTCTCGGGGAAGGCAAACCCTGGAGCTACGAGTACCACCCGGGCATGAAGGCACGCGAGTATGGACGATTAGACTCGCCGATGCCCAGCTTCGAAACTAGAATGTCGTACTTTGAGACATGGGGAATATCACCGGAAGAACAAGTGGCGACTGAGAGGTCTATCTCCCAGTTGAGCAGGGTACCCACCAGCGGGACGGACTTCATCTGTTCCGAAACTTTGGGGCCATGCTATGCGAGCCGGTGATTGGATTGTGAATCCAAGATGGTGAGAAAAGGTAAGAAGGCGCCCTCGTCACACGGGCGTCCAAGTGAGATAAGAAACGGACAGAACGGGGCCCAAAGGCCCAACAATGGAGGACGTAGACGCAAGTCGAAACCTTCTAAGCGTAGTAAGATGCGTAGATCGATTGGAATGTCAGACGCCGGCAGAGCCTTCCTCAAGTGTGCATTCGCCCCCCCCGATTTCAACATCGATCCAGGGAAGGGCATCCCCGACACCTACAATGGCAAGACTTTGTCGAACAAAGATGTTCTTACGCAGTCTCTCAATGGCACTGCTGCTCGTGATGATTATTACATCATCGCTCCAACTCCGGGGATTGCTTACTGGTACGCCCAAACAGCTACTGGTGTCGCTCCAACCACAACCACAGTCTGGACAGGACAACCGTTCCCTGGTGCTTTCGGGCCAGGGAGCCTTTTCGGTGATCAGGCTGCAGGAGGTGCCAATCGAACTGATAATGTTGACGCCTACAGATACGCAAGTCTCTGTGCAGGATTATACCCAACATCCAACATGATGCAGTTCAACGGCTCTATTCAGGTGTGGAAAGGACCGCTTAAGCAGTCTCTCGAGAACGTGGCGCTGAGTTTCGCGACCACCCCTCCTGTGGTTTTAAGCACAACTGAGGTGGTCGTGACTGGATTGGAGATCGCTAACTCCGTCCCAACGGAAAACTATTCGCACTCATTCATTGACGGGTTTTATACCGTGTCTGGCAACAATCAGCCGGACTTTCCCTTCGCTACCATTTTGGAGGGTTACAATAAGCTGCCGGCCCAAGCGGTTGGTTCAAGCATGTTTGGAGTGCTGAATGGCCCCTTCCTGGGTATGGGAGATACCGATTCAATAATCGTCAAGATATCGAATGGCCCGGTCGGCACTACGAATTCGTTCGTACTGAAGGTCTGGTCATGTCAGGAGTACCGAGTGAGTCCCAACTCGACCCTCTACAAGCAAGCAACAATATCACCTAACTACGACCCGGTGGCGATGGACATCTACCGCAGAACCATGCAGCAGATACCCCTTGCCGTCGTTTGCGCTGAGAACGCAAAGTTCTGGGAAACCGTCATGAAGATCATTCGTGGATTAGCCGGCGCCGCCGCGTACGTGCCAGGGCCAATTGGGGCTCTTGGCATGGGCGTGGGAATGGTGACCGATGCTGTGTCAGCTCTCACCCTCTAGTTATCACATCGTATTTCTCTTCTTTCATTATACCCTATACCCACAAAAACACAAAAAGATACCGGCGCGCACCTGGCGTGACCGGGCCTTCGTCTGTCTACTTTCAGCCG